CAGGAACTTGGTGTTCAGGAAGTAGCAGCGCTTTTCCCAAGGGATGGTCGGCGCATCGAGCGTGTCCAGGACCGTCATGACCGGATCCCAGATGATCTCGCGGTTCTTGAAGTACAGCCCCGTGCGCACCCCTTCACCCACGCTACCATCGAGCTTCGTGGGCTCGGCGTTGTCGCGCATGTAGACGGTACGGTTGATGGTTGTCTTTGCATCCAGCCGGTATGCGTCGATGAACGCCTCGCCAGCCAGGATGTAATCCGGCGCAAAGCCGCCGTATCGGGTGGTGTTGCGCCACGTCACTTCCATCTGCTGGGTGAGATTGCCGGTATAGCTGCTGCCGCTGTTGATCCCGGTGTTCGCCGTGTTCTGCCACCACGTGTATACCGACTGATCCAGACCGCCGACAACCATAGAGGCTGTTGGGTTGGTGGATACCAGAAGGTCAAGGCCGGGAATGTCGGTCGCAGAGTGCGTGCCGTCCCGGTGCAGCATGTAGTCGAAGTTCTCCTGGAAGCCGAGCTTGAGGGTCTCGGTGTTTTCCTTCAGGAGATTGGTGAGCTGCACCTTCTCAGCCTCGGTCGGAACGCTGGACTTGTCATCCGTCATCACGATGCCGTTCTGGGTCAACTCATCTTCGTTCAAGCCGAAGCCATCGTGGAAAGAACCCCACGTGTACTTGGCCTGCTGCAAGGTGCGCTTGCGATTGTAGGTAACTTGCTGGTCACCGAAATACGACTGGAAGTTGGAATCGTTGGAGTAGCGCAGTTGCTCAACGACGTATTGAAGTGCCCCGATGTACGGCTTCTTCGTCTCCATCAGCTTTTTGATCCATGGACGCTCGACGTTGACCTGATCGATCGGGTCGTTGCGCATGAAATAGTTGATGGCCGCATTGGCCGCGTAGCTCAACTGTTCACTGGAAAATGACATTTTTGGGACCTCGGATAAGTGAATTCGTATCCACTGACCGAGGCCCGGCGAAGCCTCTGTAACGCCGATACCGCCTTTCCTTACCAGAGGTCTAAGCTGCGTTGGCCGCAGCATGCGGTGGAGTCAAGTTCCGGGCGAGCGTACTGCTACGGTGCCGTCTATGTCAAATCTACGCCTTCAACACCCCGTCCATGGCCGCTTTTCCGCCAGCCAGTGCGTCGGAGTCCTTCCCGTCAACGCGCCCCTCAACGCCCTTGCCGCCGGTCAGAACCTCCTCATGCCACTCGTCCTTTGAGTACCAAAGGACGGCCAGACCCCCTTCATCAAGATCGATTGCGTCTTGGTCGTTGAACAGCTCTTTGCCTATGCACCGAAGGTTTGAGCCCGAGCAGACGATCAAAACAGGTTTGGCGGAATGCTCCGCCTGCTTCGCGATGCTTGAGAACCACGGCACGAACCGGGCCTTGAAAGTATTGAACGACTCCCCGCCAAGCGGCGCCTTGTCTGGATCAGCAATGAGGCGCTGGACAGCCGGGCGCCCATAGCGTTTTCGAGTTCCCGCCAGTACCCCAAGATTCCAGGTCTTTGCCTTGTTCGCTTTCTTCACTTCTGGCTTGGATACTGTCCCTGATGCAACCAGCTGCGCAGTTTCAGTGGTGCGCTTCAGATCCGGCGCATAAATAGCTTTGAGGGGCACCGTTTTCAAACACTGCTGCGCCGGGATGACGCTCAACTGACCTTCGGCAGACAGCGGGGTGTCAAGCCAGCCGTCTGATCGGTGAGTGACATCAAGAGCCGTGCGCCCGTGGCGCATCAGATAAAGGCTCCCAGTGATCGCTTTGGGCTTCATGTGCTGGCGTCGGAGTTATCAGGCCCTTCCTGCTTGTCCAGAGCCTTATCCATGGCCGCCTTTGCGCCAGTCAGGTTGCCCTCATGCACTTCGCCTTCGCTGGCTTTGTGCTCGGCCGCCAGCTCCATTTTGCGCAGTTCAAGCGATACACTGCGATGCTTTTTGCCGCCCTCGTGCGAGCGCTCCTCGGCCGAGACCACGTGCGCATGAGCATGCAGATGTAGTTTCGATCCGACCTTCGGCAACGACTTTATCCCCAACTTCTCCATGGTAGCGTTATCCAAGTGGACGCGCAGTCCATAGGGGTAATCATCGACGGGAGCCTTGTTCAGCTCCGTGTCAGCCTTGCGCTCGGCCTTGGTTCGCTTCATGTCTTGCATCATCGTAGCCTCGTACCGTCGTGTTCAAGGGAGATTCCAAGATTCACGTATGCCTTAATGCCGGCACGCCGCACTATTTCGGCAAAAGAGTAATCCTCGGACAGCAGATAGTCGTTGTGGATCACGCCGTTGACGAACTGCCAGCACTTGCCTTTGCCATAGGAGGCAACTTGGCCGCTTTTGATCACTGCATCCAACACATCGCGATGCACCTTGAGGAAACCAGTTGGTATCCACTGCACTTCGCGAAGCCCTGTCAGCGGCAGCTCGCGCTCAGGCGTGCCGCCGCCCAATTCCTTGAACACCCACTCAGGATTAGTGCCCTTCGTCGGGTATAGGCCGCTGACGAAGCGCTCAGGTGTTGCGATCAGTGCTTGCAGGTTCTCGCGCGTGAAGCCGATGTCAGAATCCACGAAGATCAGCGTGTCGAAATCCGACTGATTGAGAAACGTGTTCAAGATCGAGTTGCGCACCACGTAGATGTCAGCTTGCCCATAGCCGGGCAGCCACGCATCGAATGCGCCCTGCGATCCCATCAGACCGACGTTATAGCAGCCCTTGAAGCCGGCGTAGGCCGGCGTTGCGAGCATGGTTTTCATCGGTTGCCGCCGAAGTCGGCAAGCGCCGCATTGAGCACATCAAGCCCGTCCTTTGGCTGTGCGCCGGGCTGGCCACCGGCCGGCTGGCGATTGGTGCGGGTTGGCTGCTGGTGCGTGTTAGCATTCACGCGCTGTTTTGCCGGCGTGAGCACGACGTTGCGGTAGGCGCGCTCGAATGCGCTCTTCCACTGAGAGGGGGGCAATGTTGGGAATATGGCCTTCAACACCGGGACTAGCATCGCCCTCTTCGCACCATATTGCGGATCCGTGGAACGCAGTGTGACTTCCAGCGCCGTGAGATCGGTCTTGGCCTTGGTGCGCTCCTGCTGTTGCTGCTGCTGAGCGCGCTGCTGATCATTCGCAGTCTGCGTCAGATCGCCTCGGAACTTTTGCTGATTGCGGTGCGCAGCAATCTCTCGTGCCCGTTGCGGTGTGAGCTTGTTGGCCGCCACTTCAGCGCGTAGATCCTCATGCGCGCTAAGCGGATCCGTAATTTTGCGTTCTTTGCCGAGCAGAGTAGCCAATCGCTCCGCGACACCTTCAACCAGATCAAGGGCCTTCTCCTGCTGAGCGGGATCGCCACTGTTGAACAGTGCCATGAAGCTCAACAGCTCGCTGTACTGTTCGGTCGTGGTGCCGGTGGCCTGGATCCCCTGGACCATATAGTTGAAGTTCTGCTGCAACTCGTCACGCTCGCGGGTGGTGTCTTTGACCATCGACACCAGCGTGCGCATGCGGTCCTGCGTAGCCTGTGCAAGCTCCTTCGGGATGGGGTCATTCAGCGCATCCGCAGCCTTGGCTGCGGCAACCGGCTTGCCGGTTTTCGGATCAACCGCCGGCTTACCTTCCTTGTCTGCCGCCGTCTGCGCAGCTTCGCGCGCAGCCTTTTCCTCTGCGGTCTCAACTGGGGCCTTGATGAACTTGCCGGTGGCCGGATCGCGATGCAGTTCGTTGCCTTCGGCATCGACGGCTTCCTCACCGTCTTCTGCATCATCGCCTTCAGCGGCAACGCGCGGGTCGGTCTCGACGGTGGTGCCATCATCGAGCAAATCGTCCGCTTCGTTAACGGGGGTGCCACCCTTGTCATCGCCTTCAACTGGCGTGTACTTGTCTGGCGCACCCGTCGCGGCATCGCCGAGCGCGTCATCGATCAAGGACATCAGGTCATCATTTTCACCAGTCATGGAGGGCTCATCCTTTTATGCTTGTGGAACTGGCGCGCCCGCAGGAGTACCCACAGGAGCCGGGGCGCTGCCTCCGGGTGCCGGGGCACCACCGGGTGCGTTTGGTGCGGGTGCGGCCGGTTGCATCGCGTTCTGATCGCGCTGGACAGTCGGCCCGATCAGTGCCTCGGCCGCAGCCGGGCTGATTTCGCCCTTGAGCGCAACGGAGACCTGGACCGGCGGCGGCGGCGGCGGTGCGCCAGCGCCCGGTGAGCCCGGCGGCGGAACTTTCGGGATGAAGCGATCGGGGTCACTCTCATCGCCCAGCCGGTGCATGGTCTCTTTGATCAGTTCAATATAGGCGTTCGCCAACGGCATGTTGCCGGCGCCCATGGCTTGCTCGATTTCCTGCAAGGTCTGTTTGATCAACGGCAACAGTGTGGACCATGCCTGCTGGTCGGCCGCCGCCTGCGGCTTGCCGGTGGACCCGGCCGTGATCGTGATCTCCACCAGTGTAAACAGATCCTCAATCGACATGCCGAAGGGCCAGAACGCTTTTTCGCCGGCAATGCGCTGCACATCCTTTGTCACCAGACATTGAATGGCTTGCTCGGTAGTGGCCAAGGCCAACTCGGTCAGCATGTCCTCTTCGGCGTCACGATCCGCCGAAGTGCGCGCATTGGTACCGGACTGCTGAATGTTCGCCTCGGTCGCCGTCTTGGGGTTGCCGGGTGTGGACATCGCAGCGGAGAGGGCTTCCTGCACGCCGCTGATGCGCTCCATGTCATTCAAGATGTAGGTCGGATCGAACACGCGGATGTCGATGGCGGCCACCGGCTTCGGCGCAAAAAGACTCGCAATCGGCGTGGTCGGGTCAGAAGGGCGCAGCGCAGTCATTTCCTGGTGCTTGGATTCCTGGATCCGACGCGCTTGCTCCTCATCAAGACCCGTGGCGTTGAACAAAACTCCGCCAATCGAGCGCTCGCGCATCAAGCGAAAGTTTGAGCGGGCCATCGAGTACTCATCCTGCAACTTGTACAGGCGCCATGACAGTGATTGAGCGTGCCGACTCCCGTCCACCTCGTAAAACGCAAAGTAGAAGTATGGGAAGAATCGCGATGTCGGGTACGGCGGCACAAAGGGTTGTTTGGCCCACTTTTTCAGTCCGTCAATCAGTGAGTACAGATGCTTGTCGCGCCGATCCCAGATCTCAACGAACCGATAGAAGCTCGGGGACTGCATATCCCCATCGGACTGCGATGTGGTGAACGCCTGCGCGGTCTCAGCGGTCAGCATCCCCTGCGGCAGCACGTTGTCAATGTCGCGGGTGGTCAGGTCCTTCGGCGCACGCTGGTAGTAGACCTTGGCCTGTTTGAGATCATCGGGCTTCAGATCCTGGAAGCGCTCCAGCACCGACTCTTTGTCCAAGTACAATTCGTTGCCGATCCAATCGGCATCGAGGTAATCCGAAATGCACTGCACATCGCACGAGACTTGAACGTTCTCAGTCGGCACGTAGTCGATCACGAACATCTTGTTGATCGATAGCTCGATCTTGTCCTCAAGCTCCTCGATCAGCGCGCGTTTTTCTTCCAACTCGGATGCAATCTCATCATCCGACTTTCCCTCGCGATCCTCCAGCAGTGCCTCTTGTGCCTGGAGCCGCGCCATGGTCTCGCGCGCATCATTGAGCGCAGTTTCCACTTCCGAGTTGGGCTCCTTCTCGGCAATGAATGTGGCTTTGATCCACCCCTCGCTGTTTGAGAGCACGCTGCGGACGGCCTTTTTCATGGCCTTCTTCAGTTTGCCTTTCTTCCACAGGTACGAGACCACAATCTCGACCGTGCGTGCAAAGGGCTCCATCTTCAGGGTGTTTTCTTCGTCTACCTGCGGCGACTTTCGCACCGACACGTCAGGATCTCTCGCATAGAGGATGCACTGGAGAATGTCGATATAGGCGCCGATCAAATTCGATGTGACGGCCCATGACAGGTCCGATGTGCCGGCGGCATAGCGCCGATCAATCGCAATCTGCTTGCGGAAGGACTCGTCAAACTTGCGGGCAGTGTCGTAGTGTTTCCAGCGCTTCTCGACGGAGGCTTGTTCGGCCGCTTTTGCCTTACCGTCGTCGGTCTTTTTCTTACCCTTCTTCGCGCGCTGCGGGCCGGGCGTATCAGGCGTGTCTGCTGATTGCATGCCCTCGGCCTGACGGGGGTCCGTGAGGATCCCCGCCATGCCGGTGTCAGCACTTGAAGGCCCGGCTGGCACGAATCAAACTACTTTGCCGAGAAAGTATCCGACAACCAGTGCGACCACGTACGGGCCGTACTTCGCGCCATAGGTTTTAATCTTGCCCAGGAGCGTGAGCGCCTTGGCTTCATCGGCCGCAAGGCCGGTCGGGACGGGGTTAGGGGTGCTCATGAGTCCTCACTTAAGCAGCGAATCGTGATCGTTGATGGCGTGCGGCGCCTCGCCTTTAGAGTTGACCTGTGGGGCCTTCTCCGGCTCGCCCTCCACCGTTGGCTGTGCAGTTTGCTCCTGACCTTGCTTTTTCGCCAGTGCCAGCATCGCCTCCAGGTGCAGGATCTCCGCAGGGTCAAGACTTTGCACCATGTTCTGTTCGTCCTGCGACAGAATGGATGCCTGCTGATCCTGTGCGTTGGTCGTGTCCGCAACGGCTGCGCCGACGAAGGCGCCTGTGGCGGTCGTGGCTGGAGATCCCGCCGCCGGCTGACCGAGTACCGGCGGATCACCGGGCTGCGGCAATGTCGCGGGCGGCGTACCGGGCGGTTCATCAGGTTCAGACTGCGGTGTGGGGTTCGGTGTCGGCAGCGGCACCGGCTTCAACGGTGGGTCCGAACTCGGCAACATGATATTGGCCGGCGCGGCCGGAGCGGCGGGTGCTGCGGGCTGCGATGCTGCATGGCGCGCAGCGGCTGCGGCCTTCGCGGCATCTACTGATGGCAGTGGTGCCGGACCAGCGGGTGCTGGCGCCTTACCTCGGCGTTCGCCGGGATGAAACACGGGCGGCAAGCCCGGTCGGAAAAGAGGCATGGTGGCTTACTCCGAAAAGATGATGGGGTCCACGCGAATGTTGGCATTGGAGCCGCTGTTCTGGCCCTCGTATGCCTGATGGCCGGTGATCTCGATGTCCACCGCAGTCTCCGGCGGAATCTCGCGCAGCGTGGCCATCACGAAGCTCTTGATTGAATGCGGCAGGCAGCCATCGTGGTTGATCAGCTCCTCGGCCTTGCGCCGCGTCTTGGCGCGAGTCTTGAAATAAAAGCTCATTAGAAGTACCTCACTTTTGGTTTGCGGTTGTCGTCATTGAACGTCAACCATGCCTCGGTGAACGGCACCAAGTCAGGCTTCCGTTGCAGGGATAGTGGGGCCGGAGCGTACATCTGGTCAAGCCCGCGTCCAATCAGCCCACAGCAGTCCACTGCGTCATCCCAGCGCCCCGCCGGGAATTTGATCAGCTGATCCACCACATGATCAGTCCATAGGCGCTTCAGTGGAAAGAATACCGAGCGCTCATGCCAGCGCGCGTGAAAGGACTGCACCTTGCTACCCTTATCCTCGATCGAGGGGAGCGATTCGAGCGTCACAAACGCATTCTTGATGCGCATTTCACTGCGCACGTAGGGCGCAATCGACTTCTCGATCAGCGAGCCTTCATTCCACCAGCGCGCCGGCTTGTAGCGCTTCACCAGACGCAAAAATTCGCGCGTGCCAACATCGGTCTCTACTTGTTTGAACCACCAGTCCAGCGCATAGAGATTATTCTGCGGACACACGCCCCACACCGAATGCTCGGTGAAATCCGGGTCTTTCTTTCCGCGCTTGGGCTCCATGGTGGCCCAGTCGGTGGTTCCGTAGACGTGCAACGTACCGGGAAGCGACCGATCGGTGTAAGTGCCTACTTGCATCAGCCGAATCTCGGCAGATCAGGGTCGTAATAGTTGAAACCATCACGCGAGAAGTGAATGCCGGCGTCCGGTGCGGGGCGCTGCTGGAAAAGAGCGGACCACGTGCGCTTCGCACGCGGATTGTCACGCCACGTGCTCCAGTGCTCGCGTGGCCAGTGATCAGGCCACAGGAAATCACCCACCTTGCGGCCCAGCACATCATCCTCGCGCTCGGCCTCGGCCGGAATGCACAGTACGTCCCAGGTCTGGCCGTCGCGACACTTGATGAAGCCTGACTCGCCTGCGTAGTACTCCGGCAGAATCGAGCCTGCCAGATCCTCCTCGTGCCAGCGAGTCTGTATGATCAGTGCCCACATGTTGGGCTTCGCGCGGGTCATCGCGGTGTCGATGAATTCCTGATAAGTCTTTTCGCGAATTGTTGCGGAGTCGGCTTGCTCGCGGTTCGCCACCGGGTCATCGATCACCAGCCCGTCCGCACGGTTGCCGGTGATGCCGGCGAGTAATCCTGCGGCCATCATGCCGCTGCCGTTGCTCATGGTCCAATCATCGATCGCGCGCTGATCATCGGCGAGCACCGGCTTCGACGGCCAGATGCACGTATAGTGCGGGTCGCGGGCGATGGCGCGCACCTTGCGCGATTGCTTCACGGCAATGTTGGTGGCGTAACTAGCAACGATGATGTTCTGGTTCCTCTTGCGCCCCATGGCCCAGGCAGGTGCAATGACGCTGCCGTAGGTGGACTTCGCCGAGCCAGGGGGCGCAAAGACCATGCACCGGCCGCGCGGTGTCTCGATGCAGCGCTGAATCCGGTTCATCATCACAATGTGGTGGATGGCCGCACGCGCCGTGATCGGCTCGTAGGTCATCGCGCGTTGCTCGATGCGATGCTTCACCCGTCCGGCGCCGGGCACAAAGATGTCCTCGCCAGACTTCGACTTCAGAATCACATCCTCGGCCTCATCATCCACGTCATCAAACGCGGCGTTCGGGACTCCGGGGATGTCAAGGGAGAGTGAGAACTCGGCCAGCGATTCGCGCGAGCGTTGACGCCGAAGAAGCTCGATGCCGGCAGCGGCTCTATCTAACTGCGTCACGCGAGTAGGGGGTCTAGGTCAAGCTCCAATACTCCTTGCTCGGCATCGATCGCCGCGTACTCCTCCGGCGAGAGCTGCGGGGCTGCCAACTGCGGCAGTGGCGTCGATTTGATCGCCGCAAGCAACTCCTCGTCCGTCATCTGCGCCAAGCGCATCGCCTGCGCGCGGGACGTGGGCACCTGGATCGTCGCATTCAGTGGCTTGCCGTGCCCGCGATCGAGCAATGAGTTGGCCGCCGCGATCCGGTACTTCGTATCGTCATCGTCCAACGCCTCACGCAGCACCTCGATCGCAGCCTCGGTGTGCTCGCGGGCTAGGGCGTCGGCGGATCGGCTCATGTGAGGAGACTCGTGGTGGACTGAGACGTAAGGATGTCACTGGTGCGGGCCTTGATGCAATGTCCCGGCTGGATCCACTCCAGCACACTCCCGATCCACAGCAGTGCGAGGAACTGCCACTGATACAACTTCAGCTCATGCAACGCGGAGGCGGCGATCGGCTCGTCGGGCGCATATCGGGCTACCCAGCACAGCGCGGAGATCGTGATATCGGGACGGTTGAAGAGGAGGGCCGCGCCCAGTCGGTCGATAGCAAGTAAGAACACGAGCCAGTAAGGGTATTTCATGTAGCGACACTTAAGCGACATTACGATACAGAATCGTATCGGAACGAGTTTGCAGGTGCAACCTAAGGGCGCCCGTGCATACCGCCATATGCCTGGTACCAAAAAGGGGTCTCCCCCACCCCTGTGCCCAATTCCTAAATTTTGCGTTGATCACCGTCAGCATTATAGCAAATGTATCAACTCGGCATGTTACATGGCGATACGCTGACGGTTCACGGCGCTGCGCGCCTTGCGGCCAAGGTGATTTTGTATCAACTTGACCGATCCCAGACATACCGGACGGCAAAACATACGGGATCGGAAACGGGATCGCCCTTTTTGCCGTGTTTTATAGGTATCAGTCCCGTTGTACCGTTTGTTATATGTACTCTTCAAATGATTTATATAGAGGTAACTCATGTATCATGTGGTGTTTGTATCTATACATTGTAGTAAAGGTTGCTCGTAGCGGTTTATGAGTGCAAACGCATCTGCCGGGATCGATACAGAGTGCATGCATTTGACACGTTTAAAAAATACGCGTATCTTCGGGTGTTTCACGTCGCTAAAGGTCTAACGCATGCCGCAAATGACACGCTACTACGAAATTGCGCACGCAGCCACGCGCCCTGGTGCAGACCTCCAGGGCATAGCCCGCACCTATTGCATTGCCCAAA